ACAGTATCTTATTTTAAGAATCTTAACTTATATACTGTGGAGAATATTAATTCCTGAACCGTATCAATTTGGTTTTGAATGAACGATTCTTTAACTTCTTTTCTAGCTTTCTCAATCATAGTATCTAATGATTTGAAATAATTAATTACTTGCTCAGAACTCTTATAGTCCTCAGTTTTAACTGAATCATAATTTTTAATAACATCGTACTTACCTTGATAACTTTCGATAATACCGTCCACTAATGCATCAATTCCTTCATAGTATTTTTGTAATGCTTTATGTTCAGAATATGACTTAGTCTGTAAATGAAAGATGTGTACCTGAGTTTGAGAATGTAATAGTGCTGACACCATATTCTTAAATCCTGAGTTACCTTTAGTTTCAGACTTATTTTCCTGTTCATTCAGGTGCATTACCTTGAATAGTTGCTCTTTTGTTAATGTTACTTTTTCCATACTAATAAATAGTCAATATGGGTAAAAAATTGCGGAAGGAGTAGGATTCGAACCCACGGTACCTTGCAGTACTTCAGTTTTCAAGACTGACGCAATAGACCAACTCTGCCATCCTTCCGTAATAAGTGTTTTGGTCAACCACTCGCATCCCACCAATCTATTGTATCAAACTTTCTGTAGTCCAAACGATTAAATCTCCTACTACTCATTCTCAACTCACTTGCCTAAGCCTTGTCCGTTGTAAACACTTTGGGTGACTAACGGGAATCGAACCCGTGACAACTTGGACCACAACCAAGCGCTCTGCCAACTGAGCTATAGCCACCATATGTTGCGTGTTTGGGGTTTGAACCCAATTGACCATCCTTATGAGAGATAGTTCTTTTCCTCTAAGCCACGCAGTTTAGAGGTTCTATTAGGATTCGAACCTAAACTCCGAAATCCGTAGTTTCGTGTGCTATCCGTTACACCATAAAACCCTAATCGCGGTCATTGTCCCATTTGACAATAATCATCAAAATAACCCATACTAATAAAAACCACATATTTTTTTCCATTTTATTTAGTTACCCGAGCTGGATTCGAACCAACCCTAAATGCACCAAAAACATTTGTGCTACCGCTACACCATCGGGCAATATTGTGGACCAGCCTGGGCTCGAACCAGGGACCTATTCATTATGAGTGAAGTGCTCTAACCAACTGAGCTACAAGTCCAAAATGTGGGAGTAGTAGGACTCGAACCTACGAACTCTAAAGAGGGAAGATTTACAGTCTTCTGCAATTGCCGCTATGCGATACTCCCAAATAAGGAAAGGAGAAGATGGTTCCGTGGACGACTCCTTTTATGATTGGCATTACTGATGTTAGTTTAAACTCCGACGATGTCTTATTCCAACCACTAACAGGTTTTACATCATCATTCCCCAATCAACCTTTAGCACGCATGAAAGGATTCGAACCTCTGACACATAGTTTTGGAGACTACTGCTCTACCAACTGAGCTACACACGTATTATTTTTTTACAATTCCAGCTTTAATAAGAAACTTACGAGCAGATTTCTTATTCTTACAAGCTTTTTTTGTTGTCATTCTAATGGCTTTAACCATTTTGTCAATTTCTTTCTTTGTCATGAGGTCGGTACAGGATTCGAACCTGTGTAGATAGTTTTGCAGACTACCGCCTAAACCACTCGGCCAACCGACCCTTTTGTTTTACAAATTTAACCTAAATTATTGGGATAATATAATAATGTTGGGTTCTTTTTTTGAATATCAACCTCGGGATATCTTTCTTTAAATTTCATTACATTAAAAGGTTGAGTTATGATATGGAATCCACTTCTTGTCTTAATAAAAGTCATTCCTTGGTCTTTTCCTGCCTCTTTTTGTAACTCGTTTATATATTCTCTCAATGACACCTGATATGGGTCATGATTGAATCCGTCCATCGATACATTATCAATATCAATAATCCATCTTTTCTCCTGAGTCTTAATCTGTCCCACAACCGAATCAAATAACCCCTTTTGGTTTTGAACTCCATTCTTAATTCTCTCAGCTAAACTCGCCAACATATCCAAAGACACATCTCTGTGGTTTTGTTTTTGAACATGAATGTAAGCTCTTGCCTTGAACATCTCACATAGTTGCTTTACCTCATCATATCTCCTTTCCAAGTGGTCAATTGATTCAATGCAATATGTTTTGATAGTTCTAACCGATTGATGGTTATCTTTCTCTCCTTCAGGTTGGTCTTTCTTACGTTTGAAGACATACAGCATATAGAAATCCCCCTTCTCCTCGAAGTTCAATAATGGTTTTATTATGTCTATATTGTTTATCATATCATTTTTTTTATTTAACCATGTCAAAATTAACATTATTATCTGACATTAACTCACGAAGTTCATCCCTTATTTCTTGATAAGCGTCGTACTTATCCTGAGGTAAATTGTCAGGAGCATATTTTGTTTTAGCTCTCAAAGATTGGTCTAAATCAAATAATACAGACCAAAATTTCATACTACTAACGGCTAAATCAAAATCTTGTTGGTCATCAGGTAAATTAAATTCAAGTATTGCTTTCATAATATAAGTTTTTAGTGACCCCGCCGAGATTCGAACTCGGGACTCCTTCATTAAAAGTGAAGTGCTCTAGCCAACTGAGCTACGAAGTCAAATACCCCACTTCACCAGCTTAACGGACTGGCTGCCATATGGGAGTGGGGGTTTCCCGTTAATTCGGGACTCCGTGGTACGGGGCGGGTTCGAACCGCCGACACCTTGCTCTTCAGGCAAGTGCTCTACCAGCTGAGCTACCGCACCAAGTTTAAAGTTAAAGTCGCCCACACTTGTTCGGGGCGGGACCTTTCGGTCACCTTCAACATCCCTTTAACTTTAATGTAGTTCCTGTAGGATTCGAACCTACGACTACTTGCATGTAAGGCAAGGACTCTTCCACTGAGCTAAGGAACTGTATGATGATGTTGGAGTACCCATCTCGCTCCAATCTTAACTGCTTCATCAGAGTTTTCTCTGGGCCCAGGCAGAGGGTGCTGTCCGTTTAATAGTTATTGAGTTAGTCGACAACTACAATAACATCAGACCATCATCTTGTATCGCGTACGGGGTTCGAACCCGTAATCTTCACCGTGAAAGGGTGACGACTTAACCAATTTGTCCAACGCGACGTTTAAATCGAAATACTTTCGCCCCCTGTATATCCTTTCGGAAGATGCTTAAGGTCAGCCTTAACTATTAAGGGAGCCACCCGTATTTCGAATACAAATTTACAACCAATATTTCAAAGAACCTAACAATTTTACATAAAAAAACCCCGAACCTTTTTACGAGTTCGGGGTATATAAAAAATTGGGTTTATTTCTATTTTAAAAAATTATCCTAAGATTACATCCGAACTACAATCGCGCATACGCTCATACCAACAAATCGATTTTTGCTGTGTACTAAAGACCATATGTTTTATTGTAGTTTTCATTGTTTCTAATATATACCTCAAAGATAGTAAAAATCTTTAATTTGTCAAATTATTTTTAATAATCAATTTTATGGTCCTGAGATAATGTCATACTTTGACCAACAATTACATCTCTTAAACCTTTAGTTACGGGTTCCACATAATGTGGGTGAGTCAAACCACCAGGAAACACAATAATATCCCCCTTTTCTAATCTGTAAGTAACATTCTGTCTAGGAAAAATTAATTTACCACCTTCATAATCATCAGTTAAACATCCAACCATACTTAATCCACTAAAATCCCAATGAATATCTTTTTCACCGTTATTTAAACTATTAGGTGTATAATGAAGTAAGAATAAATCTCTCCATTTTGTTTCAACAAATTTACTTAATTGTTTTATAGTCTCATCACTTGAATTTAATCCTATTCCTTTTTCAACATCATACGTACTAAAATAATGTCCCAAATATTTGGATTCAATTTCAGAAAACCAAAAATTATCAAAAATATAAAATGTGTTTTTATCCTCAATATGTAAATCTAATCTTCCATCAAAACCTCTCTTATTCCTAACCGACATTAGTCTTTCAATAAGTTCATCAGTCATGATTTTTGGAAATACAAAAATATCTAAGTCAATCTGTTTCATTATTTAACTCCGTCTTGAATATTAAAATTAATCACACATCTGTGTGTCTTACCGTAGAATGGTTTAACCGAATGTACGATATCATACGGCCAAATGATTAACATACCTTTTTTAGGTCTGATAAAGTGAGACATCCCTCTAATATGGAATGTAAAAACTCCACTATAAGGATGGTCGGCAATCGGGTCACCGTCAGATAAGTAATAACCTCCTGAGAAGTTTAATATTGTTTCCTCATTTGGTTGCCATCTACAGTGATTGTGAGCATTATGACCTCTACCTTCAGTTGGGTTATAATATTGAATCCAGCTCTCGGTAATATCAGGTTTTCTATTGTGTTGGAACCCTAACATGTCTAATAACTCCATATAACCACTCTCAACCCTTTGTCTAATCTTCTTAACGTTCTCATTGTTGATGTCAAGAAAGTCGTTAGGCGGTGTCCAAAAACGACTACCAATAGGATTATACTCTGTAGGTTCCACCCACATTTCTCTCTTATCGTAATTCACAGAATAATTTGATTGTCTGTTAATGTCGTATTGTTCAGGAAGTTCCTGACCCATTAACTTTTGTTGGGGAGTTAGATTCTCAAACCCAAACGTGTATACCTCATCATGAAACTCATCGTCACCGAAAACTTTCATGTATACAGGAATTGGAGCCAAGTGAAATAAATTCGGTTGACTCGTTGGAACTAAAGGTCTTTGTACGTACATAATTTACTTTATTGTACCCCAAGTCGGACTCGAACCGACACGACCGAAGTCACAAGTTCCTAAGACTTGCGCGGCTACCATTACGCCATCGGGGTAAATATCATTATCGCTTCAGCCACATCGGGAAAGGCGCCTCTCCCGCGTTGTTTAAGTGTGTGTCTTGCGCCGTATCTCACTGAGTTACGATAATGATTGTGATTCGGATAGGATTCGAACCTATGACCTACGCATTAGAAGTGCGTTGCTCTATCCAGCTGAGCTACCAAACCAAGCTTCCCCACCTGAGATTCGAGTGAGTAGATTTTTCTTCGGTTTTTCTCTTCAAAACCCGCGACGGTCTTACCCGCACATAAAAGTCAAACATACTCGGATGGTTTTGTTATTCGCCATTTGTCCCGAGGACCACTTCTGTATAATCGTAGTGGCATTAACTATAACATCTTTAAAGAACGTTACCAAACTTACTGAACACCTCTTGTTCATTGTACCGAGGGAGGGACTCGAACCCTCACGGCCGTTACTGACCAAGGGATTTTAAGTCCCTCGTGGCTACCATTACACCACCTCGGCATTTGTTTTACAAAGATAATGAATATCTCTGATAAAGTCATAAAAAAACCCCGAACTTTTTTTAGTTCAGGGTGAATATCTATAAATAGAAACGGCTCTGAACAAGTTACGGCATAAGTCTTCTTAATAGACCTTGTCTATCAAGTAATAACGTATGTAATAATGTTGTTCTCATGTTTTTATAAATATGTCTTAATTTACGAAGCTTTCTTCAAAGTAAGTATCGCTTGAATTGTCTTCAATGTTCTCTGTATGATTTAATGTAACTATTTTATTGTTGAAGTCAAATATAAAGTTACCATCGGACCCCTCATTAATTTCCCATCCACCAAAATTTCTGGATAGCTCTCCGTAACACCAATCCTCAATTCCTGAGGGAACTCCACTACCATTCTCTTCAAACGAACTCTCCATATAACCAGAGTCTCCTGACCCATTATAAGTTACGGTTAAAATACCATCGTTAGGAATTTCAACATCTGAAAACTCAGTTTCAATCCAACGGTTAAATCTTTCAATATCTTCCTCAGAATCATATTCTAAAGAAGAACCATCACCTCTACTATAGAAAGACCACCAATGAGAGAATGTGATTACTTTAGCATCAACATCAATATCATACTCAAGTCTTTGATAGTTAATGTCATCATCGTGTTCTTTAATCAATCCTTGGTCATCACAATACTTCATAATTTTTTGAAGTATGGGTATTAGTCCTGGAGGGATATCGGCATTATAGTTATTTGCAAAACCAGTTACATACTCCCAATTAATATCGTCGTAACTGAATGTCCAACCGTTATCTATATCAACCTCAATATTACCATCTCTCATTCCTAATGAACCTAGGTAATTAGTTACTCTTCTTAGATATTGTTTTTCTTCTGGTGTTAAAATTCCTTTCATAATTATAAATATCAGTCAGTGAATTCAAGTTTCATTGTTTTTAACATCCACTGAGGTCTTTGATTTGTTGATATATTATTGACCCACTCTTTAGCCGAAGGAATGTAGTTATTACAATCCTCCTTTACATGTTGTTCACCAACATATCTAGTATAAACGGTTATACCGTCACTATTTTTGAATTCGGTACCAAATTTCTTTTCCATTTCAAAAATACCTTCACTATGATGTCTAAACATTCTATGTAGTGAATCACCAAACCATCCTTTAGTTTCGTCTAACCATTCGTGTAGATGAATATAGTCTTCAGGTTTTCCACCAAATTTTTTGGCGGATGATTTTGCGTGTAAGTTAGGGTGTGCCATCTTTCCAATAGTCTTTATTATAATTAAATAAGGTGAATTGTTTCTCCATTCCAAAATAAACTAAATCCGCCAATTCTTGAGTGTATAATAATTTCCAATCGTTAACGTCACCAAATTCTTTTTCGTAACAATTGTTGTAAATTTGAGTTTCAAAATATCCGCTTAAATCGATATCACCATTTTTCACAAATGGGAGTGATTTTAAGTCTTTTTCTAAAAATTCAACTCTAACATAATAGTCAGGAGTTTTACCTATATTATCAATAATTTTATCTAAATAAAATTCATATCCTCTCAACATATCAGTATTAGTAAACTCTTTTTTAATAATACCTCTAATCCAAGATTCAAAATCTATTGAATATGATTTATTATTGTGTAAAAAAATACGGAATAATGATGCTAATCTAGAATATGGATTTCGAATATTTAAAATTAAGGTATAATCGAGTTTATCTTTTTTGGTTGAATACCCGTGTTGACTGGAAATATCAAAATTATAAATTTTTTGTAGTACCCCACACGTTCTGGTTGCGGTTCTCATAGGAGTTACCCAAACTATTTTTAATTCGTCAGAATAGTTCATTAAAATCCTTTTGTTTGATTTCTTCTTGCCTCTTCAGCTTCTTTGTAAACTCTAACCCAAGTTAAAAACACATCAATAGGGGCTAGAATCCAACACATAATAATTAGACCCATACTTTCGAGACCTGGTGATATTCCAAGACCACCCGACATAACATCTCTGTTCCATTTTCTAATTGACATAATTACACAGTAAACGAAGCAAACAATGTAATAAGACCAAAATAATTGCATAAAATATAATTTAGTGGAGAATGAGGGAGTCGAACCCACGACCTCTTGAATGCAAATCAAGCGCTCTAGCCAACTGAGCTAATTCCCCTATTAGAGCCTCCTGTCGGAATCGAACCAACGACCTACTGATTACAAATCAGTTGCTCTACCTGCTGAGCTAAGGAGGCATTTGTGGGTATATGTTCATCACATATTCTTGGGTTCCCACACACCCCTTGAGCGGTAGACAGGGTTCGAACCTGCGACCTCGTACTTGGAAGGAACGAGCTCTACCAACTGAGCTACTACCGCAATTTTGGCGGTCCCGACGGGATTCGAACCCGTATCTCGCACCGTGACAGGGTGGAATTGTAACCATTCAACCACGGGACCAATTTAGGTTTTGGTGTAAACACCCTACATGACTTTAACCTAAAAAGTACACTGAGTAATTTAAAACCCCCAGCGGTTTTTACTCCACAAAGATATGGTTATATTCCGATATTCTTCGCTTCAATTTGTTAACATATTGTGGGTCCTCGGCATAAACTTTACCTAATAACGCAAAATATTGTTTTTTTGTTATATCGTTACGTGTTTTCAACATGTGTTCTTGCCACAGTGAATAATCGTACACGCTATAACCCCAATCTCCGTATTTTGAGTATC